ATAGCACTTCAGTATCTAAAGGAGTCTATGGGTGGTGGTCCAGTAGTTGAGTTTGACCCTAATAAGCGTGGACGAGTTGTTGCTCAACTACAAACTCTTATTCAAGATGAACGCTTTGCAGATGTTCCATCTGTTGTAGCACTACGTGACTATATGTATATCCGTCAGGCTGCACTAGATAGCCTAGGCAAGAAGAAATTTACTGGTGCTGCTAACGAGCAGACAGTACGCGACTTACTAGCAGAACAGGCAGTATGGATTGTCAGAGATAATCCTGATTTCCAGAAGATGTTCTATGCATTCTTCGCTAATGAATTGGAAGGTAACTAATGGCTGACGAAAAGAAAAACACAGCAACCCCAGGTAATGTCAGTGCCGAGGCAGCAGCAGCAGCCAAGTTACTGTTTCCAAAATTAGGCGGTGCTGCAGCAGCAAAGAAGAGTGATGTAATCTCTGGTGTTTCAAGAGGTCAGGATGCATCGGGCAAGCCGATTACAACTGTTATCTACCCTGCTGGTTTCCAAGAATCATACATAAAGAACCTTCCACCTAAGGACCGCGTTGCTTTACAGAAGCAATTGAAGGCTTTGAATCTATATCCAAAGAACTTTAATCCACTAGGTGATGGAACTGTTACTGCTGAAGACTTTAATGCTCTTCTTAAGTTAGTTGCAGTTGGTGAGCAAAGAGGTCTTGGTAATATCCAAGATGTTATCAACCTGGCTAAGAAGGATAAGAAGGTTCAAACCTTCCTTCAGACATCTGGCTATACTGAAGTAGCACCTAAGATTAGATACACTGATGCATCTGAATCTAAGGCTATCTTAACTGATAAGTTCCTATCTCTATTCAATGAGAAGCCAACTGATGCTGAACTAAAAGACTTTCAAACTATCCTCAAGGGTAAAGAATCTGCTGCTAAAGGTGGCATATCATCACTAGAACTTAACGATGTAATCCTTGGCGTAGCAAATAAGCGTATCTCTGGGGCTGTTAAGGGCGCTGCTACTGGCGATGCTAAGGCTCTTGATGTACTAGATAGCGGATTACTCGGCAAGCGTATCCGTCAAATCAAGGCAGCATATTATGACAACGGTATTCCAGTCAGCGATACAACTATCTATAAGCAAGCAGGTCTATCACTACGTGACGAAGATGCTTATCAGAATGTACTGGAAGAGATTAACAACAATGCTATGACACAGTGGGGCAAGTTAGGTCTTGACCTAAAGCCAGGACAGACTGTTCGTACAAAGTTACAGCCATATATTACTACTCGTGCAAAGATTCGTGGTATATCAGAAGATGATATCAACGTTGCCGATATGACTGACATCCTTAAGCCTGATGGAAACGTAAAGACATACAAAGAATTTAAGTTAGAAGAGTATAAGAGTAAAGAATACCTTGCTAGTGACGCTTATAAGATGACAGTACTTGATGATACTCAGGCAGTATTCCGCAACTTTGGAATTATGTAATGACAATTAAAGCATTCGGATTGGTGATATAATGGTTGACACAACAAGCCTTGCTGGCATTCGCGCAGCCTCAGCAGCAAAACCTAATACAGGTGCATTAACTCAGGCTCAAATTGATGCTGCAACTGCAGCAGTTGTCGCTGCTGGTGGTAAGTCAACTGACCGTGCTAATCGTTTGCCAGGCGAAACTGCTGCTCAGGCTAATGCCCGTATTACTGCTGGTTATAAGGCTCAAGCAAAACCTGATTTAACAGTTGAAGGCGCTGCTGCTGGTGCAACAATTGAGTTTGTACGCACAGGCGCAGGTGGTGTTGGTGAGTATAAAGAAGTATTTCCTATGGGTGCACCTATCCCTGCTACACGTACAACTACAAGTGGCAACGTTTATGACCAGCAAGGCAACCTTGTTTCAGGTACAGGTCTTAAGACTGTTAAGAGTACAAAGACTGTTAAGACAAGTGTAAAGAATGCTGATGGTTCTACAACTGTTACATACACTGATGACACCGTAGATGTAATCCCTGCCCCACTTGTGACTGGTACAACTGGAGATTATGTCGTAACTAATGGAGTTCTTAATTTCAAAGGTGTCCCATTTACTGGTTTATATAATGGTAAGAATTATAAGAATGGCATAGTAGACACTACAGTTATTGTTAATAATCCACTAGGTGGGAACCTAGAGAATCCAGCATTTTCTATCGTAGAAGGTATCTTAAAGAACTACGATATGAAGGGTGTAGCAGATTCAATTGCTAAGATTCGTGCTGACTACCCAGAGATTGCAAGTGCAGACATCCTTGCATTACTTAAGTTTGATACACGCTACAACGCTCCATACCTAGAACGCTTTGCTGGTAACGCTGCCCTGATTAAGAAGGGTTTACCTACCCTCAATGATGACCTTTATCTTAAGGCAGAAAAAGAATACGAGACTATTTTTAAGGCTTACGATGTAGGTTCTCTTGCTAACCGCAAGATGTATGCCACATTGATTGGCAACTCAATGGATGCAGTAGATGTTACTGGTCGCTTGAAGATTGGTTATGACCGTCTTAAGTCAGATAAGAACATTGAAGAAGCATTCAGGAAGTTTTATCCAAGTCTTGGAACTGGAGACATTGTTGCAGCAATGCTTAACCCTGATGAGATGTTACCAATGCTTGAGCGTAAGGCTGCTGCTGCTGAAATCGGTGGCTCATACCTAGCGCAAGGACTTGAAGCATCTAAGATTTCTGCTGAATCATTGGCTGCATATGGCGTCACTAAGGCTGGAGCACAGGCTGGTGTTCGATACATCGCACAGGCTCTACCTCGCGGTAAGTTCCTATCTCAGATTTCTGGTGAGACTGGCATCAACTATACGCAAGAGACTGCAGAAGAGATTACATTCAAGAAGAATGTTAAAGCACAGCAAGAAGAAGACATCCTTAAGGCTAAGGAAATTGGTCGCTTCTCTGCTGAGTCAGGCACAATGGGAAGTAAATCATTTGCTTCTCAGCAACGTGGTGCTGGCTTAATCTAAATAAATAGAATCCTGAACGGACCTACCAGCCCCGTCAGCGTATAAGACTGGTAGCAAGAGCCAGACCGTTTCCCCGAATGGAACCTGAGGCTTGCGAACTACAACGAATAGAAGGGTGGACAGTTGCTATGAGCAACAACTACTGGGATGAAGAAGACGATGACCTCGATACAGATATCGACACAAGCAATGACGGAACTGACTTACTAAAGAAGTTACGGAAGGCAAAGCGTAGTGACGAGAAAAGAATTAAGGAACTCACTGAGCAACTTGAGACACTATCCAAGGGGCAGCGTGAGCGCACCGTCAAAGAAGTCCTAGAAAAACAGGGTGTGAATCCTAAGGCTGCAAGACTAATTCTCAAAGACTTAGAAGACGTTAGTGAAGAGACAGTTGCAAACTGGCTTGAAGATAACGGCGACTTATTTGGGTTTGTCAAGCAAGAGGAAACACCTGAAGTCGATGGCAATCGTGCCGAATTACGTAAGCAGAATGCTGTCACACAGGGTGCTATCACACCTGACCGAGGCGAAGATTTGGAAATGAAAATCGACGGAGCACAATCCGCCGAAGAACTCACCCGCATCCTTTACTCACAATCTTAAACATTCATAGTATCTAATCACCAGGAGGTGAACACTTGGCTACAAACTACACATCGACAGACTCAGCGTCTCTCGGCGGTACAGCAGGTAGCGCAGGTCTAGTACAGAAGGCATACGATAAGTTTATCGAATTTGCCCTTCGCGACGAACCCCTAATTCGTGCCGTAGCAGACAAGCGCCCAGTATCAACAACAAACAACGGTAACGTTGTTGTCCTACAACGCTATGCAGACCTTGCTAACGCAACAACTGCATTGACTGAATCAACAGACATTGATGGCGTTACAATCGGAACACCTACATCTGTGACTATCACAATGCAGGAGTTCGGTAACGCAACAACAAACACACGTGCTCTACAGTTGTTCTCTTTGAACTCAGTAGACCCAGACATCGTAACTTTGATGGCTCGCAACCAGGCAGATTCAATCGACGCACTTGCTATGACAGCACTTCGCGGCGGAACAAACGTAATCTACTCAGGTTCAACAGCAACAACAACAGCAACAGTTACAGCAGCAGCAACATTGTCAACAGCGAACATCGCTAAGGCAGTTGCTAAGTTGCGTACTAACAAGGCTTCAGGCAAGCGTGGCAATGAGTTCTGGGCTGGAATCCACCCAGATGTCGCACACGACCTAATGCTTGAATCATCTGCAGCAGGTTGGGTAGTACCTAACGCATACGGAATTTCACAAGACCGTATCTGGGCTGGAGAAGTTGGTCGTTACAAGGGTGCCTACTTCGTAGAGTCACCACGCCTATACGTAGCAACAGACGGTGCTTCATCTGCAAAGGTGTACCGCACAATTCTTTGCGGACAGCAAGCACTTGCTGAGGCAGTGGCAGAAGAGCCACACACAGTTATCGGTCCAGTTACCGATAAGTTGAACCGCTTCCGTCCAATCGGATGGTACGGCGTTCTAGGTTTCGCACGTTTCCGTGAAGAAGCACTATACCGCATTGAGTCTGGTTCATCAATCGCTTAATTGATTGACGGGTGGGGCTAGGGAAACCTAGCCTCATCAGTAAGTTCATTAAGGAGAACAAATGACAACTTATTTATTTACCACACCTGTGGTAGAAGAAGGTCCTACTGGTGGACATCGCTTGTTCTACTTCTTCCGACTCAATCGTGGAGTAACAATTGTTCGTACTGGTAGCACATACTCCAGTGGACGTTGGTACTCACAGGATGAACTAGAAGCAGTTGACGAGTACTGGCTAGGTGGACACGAACATCCTGGTATCAGCGAAGCAACTAAGGCAGCAATGATTGCTGCAGACATTGACGTTACAGAAGCAAACTTTGTAGCAGAGTAGGGACAAATGAGTTTACATCAAAGAACAAAGCATCCTGAATATGTTGAAGGTTGTTTCGGATGCAAAGTATCAACTCTTGAATTAAATACTGGGGATGCTGGCAGACCAATTGCTGACAAGCAATGGCAAAGTAGATTGAAGTTCTACAAGGATGCTAGGAACCAAGGTATTCAACCAGCAGGTACCCATCGTGGTCAGGTTGAGGCAGCAATCGAAGCAAGTGAAACATTGGGCAAGGCATACGACGCTGGCACAATGGGAGTTAGAGCAGACAAGGTTACGAAATCCGTAGCCGAAGTAATGAAAGCGGTGGAGTAAATGATGAAGAAGGCATACAAGATGGGCGAGAAGATGGAATCTAAGAAAGAAAAGATGATGGAAATGAAGATGGGCAAGAAGAAGATGGTCAAGAAGGCTGTAAAGAAAATGGGTAAGAAGAAGTAATGCCAAAGGTAGGAATGAAAGAATTCGCTTACACAGCAAAAGGTATGGCTATGGCTAAGGCTGAAGCCAAGAAGACTGGCAAGCCAATGAAGAAGGCTATCAAGAAGAAGGCAAAGAAAAAGTAAATGGCATCAGACCCTAGACTAAAGCGAGCAGGAGTTTCTGGTTTTAACAAGCCAAAGCGAACACCAAGTCACGCCACTAAGTCACACGTTGTTGTGGCGAAGGAAGGCGACAAGGTTAAAACTATTCGCTTTGGTCAACAGGGTGTTACTGGGGACAGACAACCTACGAAGCGTCAGGCTTCGTTCAAGGCACGTCACGCTAAAAACATTGCCAAGGGCAAAATGTCTGCAGCGTATTGGGCTAACAAGGTTAAGTGGTAACAAACAAAGGTGGGGACAATGAACGACAAGTTAGCAATTGCTTGGTGTGACAATGGTATGGTCGATGGCAAGTTTATGCAAGGCGTTACAGATGTGATGCTCCACTCAGGAGTTGAAGTCGCAACCACCCTGCGTAGTCAAGGCAACCAGATAGCACGACAGCGAGACAAAGTAATTAACTATTGGTATGACGGCAATAAATCTGACTGGCTCTTATGGGTAGATTCAGATGTTGTTATCAGTCCAGATACTTTCAAGTTACTTTGGGATAACAAGGATGTTAAAGAACGCCCAATCCTTACAGGTGTGTACTTTACAACTGACCAACCTGAAGAACCTTTAATGGAACCAATGCCAACATTGTTTAACTTTGTAGCCAATGGTGATGAGATAGGTGTCAAGCGAGTTCATCCTTTACCTAAGGATAAGTTATTGCAAGTAGGAGCAGCGGGTATGGGATTCGTCCTGATGCACCGCAGCGTGGTTGACCGCATCCGTGAGGTACTTCCAAAGGCTCCACTGTTTTCAGATGTAGGACACGGAAAGAATTTTATGGGTGAGGATATCTACTTCTTCGCCTTATGTGACAAGGCTGACATTCCAGTCTGGGCACACACAGCAGCAACAGTTCCGCATATGAAGCGGTTCTCCTTTGATGTTAATTACTACGATGCATTCGTAGGGAATAAGAGGAAATAATGGCGTACACCCTGAGTCAGATGATTGATGAGGTTGTCTTGAACTTGGCTGGATATACATTCCAGCAGGACAGAGCAACCTACCTGAAGACTGCAGTTACAACTACAACATCTTCAAGTGCTTCACCGCTAATCCTGTCTCTGGGTTCGACTGAGAATGTCGGTAAGGGAGTCATTGAAATTGATGAAGAATTAATGTGGGTTGATTCATATGACCGCATCTCTAACACTGCAACAGTGGCTCCATACGGACGTGGCTATCTAGGTTCAACAGCAGCAACACACACGCTAGATTCCAAGGTAACCATCTCTCCAACCTTCCCACGTTTCTCAGTTAAGCGTGCAGTCAACGACACAATCCGTTCCCTTGGAGCAAACATCTTTGCGGTAAAGTCAACAACATTTACCTTCAGCCCTGCTCAGTCAACGTATGCTTTTAATAACCTCAACATCAAGAACATATTGACAATTGCTTGGGAGTCAATCGGACCATCTAAAGAGTGGGTGCCAGTTCGACGTTGGGACTTTGACTCTACTGCAGATGCAACAGCCTTTGGTGCTTATGCACAGACCATCACAATTGGAGCAGATATGCCAATGCCAGGACGCACAGTCCGAGTTGTATATGCAACTGACCCAGTAACCTTTACATCTAACAGTGAAGATTATGCAACACAAACTGGTCTTCCAGAATCAACACGAGATGTAGTAATCCTCGGAACTGCTTACAGACTTCTGTCCTTCCTTGACCCAGCACGTGCTTCTCAGATTAGCCCACAGGCTGATGAGACAGACAGCAAGCGTCCTTACGGTGCTTCACAGAGTGCGACTAAACAACTTTACGCTTTGTACTCACAACGTCTCCAAGAGGAGACAAAGGCTCAACAACAGAATTATCCCCCACGAGTTCACTTCTCCCGCCGATAGGAACCTAAATGACAGTCAGAAAATACTCATCACGTTCTCAGCAAACAACGCTGAGTTCTCCAATCACATCAACAGCAACTACTATGTCTGTTGTCAATGGCGCAGCCATTATGGGTGGAAAGACATTAACTGGAACTCAGACATATACAGTTGTCATTGACCCAGATACAGCACTCGAAGAGATTGTAGATGTCACCCTCTACTCATCTGGTAACACATTAACAATCACTCGTGGCGTAGATGGTCCAACCCCTGGTACTGGCTCTGCTCACTCAGCAGGTGCAGTAGTACGACATATGGCAATTGGTCGTGACTATCAAGAGGCTAACGACCACATTGAAGATTCAACTGGTGTACACGGAATCACAGATACCGCTGCTTTGGTTACTCTTACTGGAGCACAGACTCTTACTGACAAAACTTTAACTGCACCTATTATGACTGCTCCAGTACTTGGTACTCCAGCATCTGGAAATCTTGCCAATGCTACTGCGCTACCAATCGCAACTGGTGTCTCTGGTCTAGGCTCAGGAGTTGCTACATTCCTTGCTACTCCATCCAGCACAAACCTTCGTGGTGCGCTGACAGATGAGACAGGCACAGGCTCTGCAGTATTTGCTACAAGCCCAACACTTTCTAGCCCAACTATTACAGGCACTGGTGCTATCGCAGGTACATTTACAGGTAACCTTACAGGTAACGTAACTGGTAACGTAAGTGGAACCTCAGGTTCTACAACAGGTAATGCTGCTACAGCCACAGCCCTTGCTACTGGTCGTACATTCCAGTTAACTGGAGATGTAGAAGCAAGTGGAGTTACTTTTGACGGCACTGGCAATGTAAGCCTTACAACCGTAATTGGTACTGGGGCAATCGTCAACGCTGATGTTAACTCATCTGCTCAGATTGCTTACAGCAAGTTAAACCAGACAAACAGCATCGTAGATGCAGACATTAACGCATCCGCTGCTATTGCCTGGACAAAGATTGCCCCATCATCAACAGTATCTGCAACTGAACTTGGATACCTAGACGGTGTTACATCTGCACTCCAGACTCAATTAGATGCTAAGTTAGCAACTGCTACAGCATCAAGCACATATGCTCCACTGGCAAGTCCAGCCTTGACTGGTGTACCTACTGCCCCAACAGCAGCAGCCAACACAAACACTACTCAGGTTGCTACTACTGCCTACGTTCAGACAGAGATTGCTGACCTAATTGCATCTGCCCCTGGCGCACTGGATACTCTTGATGAGTTGGCAGCAGCCCTTGGTGATGATGCTAACTTTGCAACTACTGTTACAAACTCTATTGCAACTAAGTTGCCTCTAGCAGGTGGCACTATGACTGGTGCTATTGCAATGGGTACTAACAAGATTACAGGTGCAGGCGACCCTACATCTGCTCAGGATGTTGCGACCAAGAACTATGTGGATACAGCAGCAATTGCTCCTAGCAACCTGACTGGTCCAATCACATCTGTTGGTCCTGCAACTGCGGTTGCATCTCAGACTGGTACTGGTTCCACTTTTGTAATGCAAGCAAGCCCAACGCTTACAACACCTAACATTGGTGTGGCTACTGCTACTAGCGTCAACGGAACAACAATTCCAGCATCTAAGACTTTGGTAGCAACTGACTCAACTACTTATGTAGTTCCTTCACAGACTGGTAATACTGGTAAGTATCTTACAACAGATGGAACAACATCTTCTTGGGGTGCTATCTCAGGTTCTCTTGCTCAGCCAACTGAACCAACATCTCCTACAGATGGACTTATCTGGGTAGATACAGATGGCACTGCACCAACTACAGTAGTAACTCGTTGGTCTAAAGCACCTACTGCTGGTACAACAACTCTTACTGGTACAGATGACGGAACTACGGTTCTTGCCTACACACCAGGGTATGAAGAAGTATTCCTCAATGGTGTGCTTCTCTCTCGTACTAATGACTACACAGCCAGCACTGGAACAAGTGTTGTCCTAAGCGTAGCAACAGTAGCAGGAGACATTGTAGAAGTTATCTGTCCACTACAGGTGGCATACACTGATGCAATCACTACAACGGCTGCTAATGCAGCCTATGTGCCTAAGACTCTGACTACAACAACTGGCGATATTATCTATGCATCTGCTGCTAATACTCCAGCAAGGTTAGGTATTGGTTCTACTGACCAGGTTCTTAAAGTTACTAGCGGTATTCCTGCTTGGGGTGCTGCACCTGCACCAACATTTGTTGGTTGTAGATTATTTAATACCACTAATCAGAGTATTCCTACAAATACTCCTACAGAAGTCACATTGAACTCAGAAGCATTTGATACCAATGGATTTCATAGTACAGTTACAAACACCGCAAGAATTACAATACCAGCAGGCTATGCGGGTAAGTACCTAGTAACTGCTTCTTGGGAGTGGGATGGTGGTAGTACAACTGGAGCAAGAGAAACCTTTGTGCGTAAAAATGGCAATTTAGCACTTGGCAATGTAAATTATATTGGAGCATCTCCACACCAATCTTATACACAAAATGTTATTTTTATTATTGATTTGATAGTTGGAGATTACCTTTCAATGTGGGTGCAACAAAACTCAGGTGGCAACGCTAACGGCCAATGTACGCAAAATTATACTAATTTCTCAGTTGCATATTTAGGAGCATAATAATGATTCAATTTACAAAACCTACAAACCTTAATGGTGCAGAATTATTGGCAGAATTAAACGCAGGCGGCGTGGCAATGACTCAATGGCCTGAATTAGACGGTTTAGGCATTTTGTGGCTAGACATTGCAGAGGCAGACCAAGCCAAAGCAACGCCAATTGTTGCAGCACATAATGGCACAATTATTGCACCTGAACCTACTATTGCCGACAAGTTAGCATCAGTCGGATTATCCATTGAAGAACTTAGAACAGCACTAGGGAGCAACTAATGACAAGAGCAAGAGATGTAGCAAACATCGATGGGCTTTTAACAACTACGGGTGACACTTACTATGCCTCTGCTGCAGGTACACCTGCTCGTCTAGGTATCGGTTCAACCAGTCAGGTATTAACTGTGGCTGCAGGTGTGCCTAGTTGGGCTACACCAAGTGCTGGTGGATATACTTTAATTTCTGAACAAGTTGCATCCTCATCAACTGGTATAGATTTTAGTTCAATTCCCAGCACATATAAGCATTTGGTATTGACCTATCAAGGCATTTATGTTAGTGCAATATCATCTGGATTTGATTTAAGATTTAACAACAATTCAGGCACAGATTATGAGCAGCACTACCAATATCAAGAAACTGGTTATGCGCCTAGTCTTGGCAACGGTGAAGAAACTTATGTCGGATATGCCGCATTCGGTGTCCAGCACACTAGCACCACGGAAAAAAATACTTTACGCGGAAGCGTTAAAATTTATGATTACGCATCAACCACAAAATTAAAGTATTACGAAGCACAATATTCATACTACAGTACCAATAACAGTAGAATCAATTTCTGGTCAGTTCAAGGATTTTACAATTCCACGTCGGCAATCACAAGCCTTAATGTGGTTCGCACATCTGGTTCTGCAACAATAACAAATATCGCTAATACATCAATCCGACTTTATGGAGTATCATAATGAAAACAATAGTAAATGTTGAAACAGGCGAAGTCACACAGCGTGAATTAAACGCGGAAGAATTAGCGCAACAAGCAATTGATGAAGCGACATTTAATGCTAGGGAGCAGTCTAAAGCAGAACAAGCAGCAGCCAAGCAAACATTACTAGATAAACTAGGAATTACAGAACAAGAAGCAGCATTACTCCTAGGAGGAACTAACTAATGGCAACCATCAGTAATACACCAAGACCAGGCTATGTCTGGGATGCAACCGACAATGTTTGGTATCCAATCGGAGTAGGTGGACACGGACA